TGCCTACATCGAGGACGACCGCCTAAAGGCCAAGTACCTTGGCGAGACGAAAACCCCGCTGGTTGTGACCCTGACCGACGGTGACAACAGCTACGAAATCAGCATGACGCAAGCCAAGCTGACCACGTCGAGCGAAGAAGGCAGCGGCGACGATCCAATCATTCAGTCTTACGACTATCGGGCGTTCAACGATCCGGCCGTTTCGACAGAAATCACCATCACCCGCATTCCGGCCCCATAAGGACATCGCATGAAACCGAGTGACTTTTTCACTCGTGCCAAGGCGAACGAGGGGGAGCGCATGCCGCTCTCCCTGCCTGATGGCACACCGTCAGATGAATGGCTGCTGATCCGGGGCGTCGACTCCGATCAGTGCCGCCTGGCTGCCGATCAGTTCCGTCGCGAACTGCTGGTCGCCACCTCACTGAAAGACGAGGCTGAGAAGGCTGAAAAGACCGAGCAGGCACGCCTCAAGCTGAATGCCGCACTGGTAATTGGCTGGTCATTCGAGGCTGAGTTCTCCGAAGCAGCGCTGCTGGAACTTCTTCGTGAAGCTCCCTACATCACGGCAGAGGTTGACCGGTTCGCGGGTGACCGTCGCCGTTTTTTCGGGAAGCGCTCGACGGGCTCAGTAAAAGCCTGATCGAGCACGCTGAGCATCAGCTTGGCCTGTTAAAGCCTGCCGGCCCGAGACCGAAGAAAGGCCCGGACAAGCGAATCACCATCCGCGCGCAGTTGGAAGCGATAGCCGAGAAGACCGGAAAGCGTCCGGCCAGGCTGGATGGACCTGATTGCCCGCCCGAACTCGCCTACGTGTGGGACTGGTACTGCTCGGCCAGGCCTTTCGAGTCGATGGCCGAACTGAAGGCCTGGGCCGACCTGTACGGGATGGGTCTCCGGCCCTATGAGATAGACCTGCTGCGCCGGCTGGCTGCGGTGGAGTATCGCGTTGCGAGCCAGTAATGATGGCATTTGGTACAGTTGCGCTTTCTCAATGGGGGCGGGACATGGAGTTCATTACTTTGGCGGTCATGGTCGGGCTGTATTTTCTGCCGGGCCTGATTGCCTACTTCCGAAATCATGAAAACGCAGTGGCAATCATGATGCTCAACCTGTTTCTAGGTTGGACGCTGATTGGCTGGGTCGCCGCCCTCGTTTGGTCGGTGCTGGCCAAAAAAACCAGTAGGGCGTGACCTGATTTCGAAACAAGACAACCCGCTCCGGCGGGTTTTTTAATGCCTGGAGAAAAGATGCGCCCCGAAGACTTTTACACCAGAGCGCGCGCCAGTCGGGGCATCCGCATCGATCTCGTTGATCCGGCTGGCAATAAGGAGTGGGTGCGCGTGCGCTCTTCGCTCTCTGCCGAGTTCGCCAGCGCTGTCAATGAGTCGTGGGAGCATCTGGCATTGCTCGCTCAGGTTGAGCATTGCGACACGAAGCAGCGGCGTCGTGAGCGGAACGCCAAGCAGGCCGCTGCTCTAGTTGCTGAGTGGTCGCTGCCGTCTGAGCTAGACCCGGTTGACCTGCTTGTCCGCAACCCAAGGCTGCGCCGCCAGATTGAGCGGATCGCCGAAAACCACACCCTTCACTTCGGAGCCGAAGAATGAGCGAGTACGCACGGCTTGTAGTCGCGGTAGATAGCCGCCAGGTTCCGAAAGCCACCAGTGACATGGAGAAGATGTCCGGCGCGGCCGGTCGTTTAGAGGGCGTCGTCAAGTCGGCGGGCGTTGCCGTGGTCGGCATGATCTCTATCCAGGCAATCCGCTCGGCACAGCAGCTTTCCGAACAGTTCGTACTGCTCGAGGCTCGTGTGCGGCGCATGTCCGGCAGCGCTGCGGAGGCGGAGGTCACCTATTCGCGCCTGGCCGATGTCGCTCGCAGAAGCGGAACTGACATGGCGGAGACGGTCCGGCTATGGGAGTCGTTGACCGGAACGCTGCGCGAACTGGGCGCCAATGATTCGCAGGTCATCCGCCTTACTGAAACCCTGCAGAAAATCGGCGCGGTTGGCGGTAGTTCTGCGGAAGAAATGTCGAACGCGCTTCGTCAACTCGGCCAGGGCCTCGCCGGGGGTACAGTTCGGGCGGAAGAATTCAACGCGATCATCGAGGGCATGCCTGAGCTTGCCCGCGAAATCGCTCGAGGCCTAGGCATCCCGTTTGGTGAGCTTCGTCAGCAGATGCAGGCGGGGGAGCTGACGGCAGAGCGCGTCTTGGGCGCCATCCAGAATCGGGCAATGGAGGTGGACGCCGAGTTCGCCAAGTTGCCACGCACTGTATCGCAGGCGTCGGCGGCGCTGACTAATGACCTTGGCGGCGCCATCGCTCAGCTTGATAAGGCTATTGGCGGGTCAGCGAGCCTCGCTGCATTCCTTGATCTGCTGGCGAAAGGCATCCGGCTGACCGCTGGCGACCTGACAGACGTCGAGCGGCTGAACGAGCTTGCGACTGAACGAGCAAAGCTTCAGGAGCGCTTCGAGCAGGCAGAGCGCCGGACACTACTGTCTGCCAAAGAGCGAGCCACCTTTGAAAACGGTCTCGCCAAAATCAATGCGGAGATGCTGGAGATCCAGAATCGCCGTATCGGACAGCAGAAGGAAGAGGGGAAGGCAATTGAGTCAAACGGTACAGCTCAGAACGAGCAGTACGACAAGTATCTCGCCAAGCTGGCCGAGTCAGCCGCGCTCCAGGGCGAAAACTCAGAAGCGGCCAAAGTCCGCTACGCCATCGAGTCTGGCGAGCTGGGCAAGCTTCTGCCTGAGCAAGAGGCCGCGCTGCTCAAATACGCCCAAGAGGTGGATGCAAAGCGCGAAGCCGGTCAGCTCACTGATCAGTTAGCCAAGTCAAACGAGCAACTGCAGCAGTCCTATGTCTCAGCGGCTCAAGCTATTGAGCGGCAGCTTTCCTTGTACGGCGCGACCAGCGAGGCAGCAAAGGTCCGCTATGAGATTGAAAGCGGAGCCCTGAAGGGCATCGCTGCGCAGAAAGCCGACTATCTGATCGACCTCGCTCGAGAACTTGACGCCAAGCGCGACCTGACCGAGCAAGAGCAGATCCGGATCGACATTCTCCGCGAGTCTGGACAGCTGCGCGCCGCCAATGACGCACAGTTTGAACTTGAGTACGCCGAGAAGATCGCTGAATACGAGCGCCAGGGCAACGTCGAGGCACTACAGCGCCTCGAAACGCTGCGGAGCATACGCGAGGTGCAGATGAGCGCTGCGCAGGCGCCAGGAACGGTCGAGGGCGTTTCTCAGGCTCCCGATGGTGGCGGCGTTGACGCTGCTGTCGGCGGGCCTGGAAGTGAGTTCATCCGACTGCAGGAGGAAGCGGCGGCGCTTGAACAGTGGCGCATGACCGAGCTTGAGAAGCAGCGGGCCTTCCTCGAAACGAAAGCCATCACGGAGGAGGAGTATGCGGCCCGAATCGCCAACATCCATGCGCAGCATCAGCAGGAAGTCAGCGAGATCGAGTCGGCACGGCAGCAAGTAGCACTGGCCGGGGCTTCCGATCTGTTCGGCAACCTTGCGGATGTCACCAAGCAGTTCGCTGGCGAGCAGTCAGGCATCTACAAAACGATGTTCGTTGCGCAGAAGGCCTTCGCAATCGCTCAGTCGATGATTGCCATCCAGCAGGGCATCGCGCTCGCCGCAGCCAACCCGTTTCCGCTCAACTTGGCGGCAATGGCGTCGGTTGCTGCTGCTACGGCAGGCCTAGTGAGCAATATCAGCTCGGTAGCTATGTCCTTCGAGGGTGGCGGCTTCACCGGCAGCGGTCCTCGTACTGGTGGCCTGGATGGCAAGGGCGGCTTTATGGCCATGGTCCACCCGAACGAGACCATCATCGATCACACCAAGCAGGGCGGCAGCAAATCGGGCAGTGGCGGATTGAACATGACCGTCAACCTGATCGAAGACGCCAGCAAGGCCGGCACGGTCGAGAAGACGCAGAACAACGACGGCTCTTGGAGCGTGAACGCATTCATCGCTGATCTCTACGGCGACGGCCCCGCGGCCAAAGCTATCAGTCAGAACTTCGGCATTCAGAAGGTGGGCAGATGATCGAGTATCCCGCAGAACTGCCTTACCCGGACCTGTCCGGATACGCGCTTGAACACGCGCCGAACCTGATGCGAACGCCGATGGTCAGCGGCCGTGCTCGCCAGCGTCAGCGCTACACCAGTATTCCCAGTTTCGTCACGCTCTCCTGGGGGATGCCTCAGAAAGAGTTCGAGCTGTTCGAAGCCTGGTTCCGCTGGAAGCTGAAAGAGGGTCAGGAGTGGTTCACCGGCTGGGCGCAAACCGGAGGGATAACAACCCAAACCGTGATGCGCTTTGTCGGGTCGGATAGTGGCCCTGCCTATACCGCGCGCATGAACGGCCCGGATTACTGGTCCATCAGCTGCCGGCTTGAGATCCGCGAGAAGCAGACCTTCGCCGATGGCTGGCAGCATCTCCCGCAGTACATCCTGTTCCCGTCAATCCTCGATATGGCTATCAACCGCGAATGGCCTGAATCGAAATACCAAACCTTCATGGGTGCGTTTGACGAAGGCATCAACGAGGAATGGCCCGAATGACCGTACTTGAAAAGGTATACGCCTCGGGCGGCGACACCATCATCTTCACGCTAGAGCTGACGTGCGAGGCTTGGGATTCGCCGATTCTGCTGGCCGAGGGTTTCGAGGATCAGCACTGCATTACCGAGGATGGCAGGGCGCTGACCTTTAAGGCGTCGGGCATTGGCCTGGCGCTACCGAAAAAAACGAACTCCGGCGCGCAGAATCTCACCTTCGCCATTGACAACGTGAGCGGTGAGGCCCAGGCCAAGATCGACGCGGCGCTTGAGGCCGAGAAGAAGGTCTTTCTGTTCTTCCGTGTCTATCTTGCCAGCGATCTGACCGCCCCGTCCGATCAGGTTTATCGCGCCACGGTGCTTAGCGGCAAGATCAAAGGCGCGACGGTGCAGGTTACGGCCGGCTTCTTCGACCTGATCAACACCGCGTTTCCTCGGGATCTCTACACCATAAACTTCGCCCCCGCGATCAAATATCTATGACCTGGCTCGCCAAATACCTATCGTCCTCATACCTGGACGGGGGGCGCGAACTGCCGTTCGTGGATTGCTACGGCTTGGTTCGTCTGGTGCGGGAGGAAGTGTTCGGGAAGGCCGATCTGCCGTCGTTCGGGCATGTGCGCAACACCATGCCCGCCGAGTTCACGCGCTGCGTCAAGCAGGCGGCTGCAGGTTTCGCTGAGTGCCGGCCAGAGCCAGGTGCCATCGCCACGGTCTGGCGCGGGCGCATCTGCGTGCACATCGCCATCGTCGTCGAGATCGACGGTCGCCTGGCTGTGCTCGACACAGGCAGCAAGACCGGGCCCAGCTGGTCAAGCGTTCCCAGGTTCGAAGCGCGCTTCGCCAAGGTCATCTATTTCAACAGGTAGCGCCATGATCCGCATTTACCC